ACCTGTACACGTTGGTAAGGGAATGACTTTTGGAAGCTGAAGCCTTTTCCATCAATTATTACCATCTTCTTCATGTGACTTATAGACTTAACAAAAATACCCTTACCAGTACCACCCTCTGGGTTGTCACTGATTACCTCATCGTTAAGTATTATCGCTGGTGCATAACTTTGTGGCTTATGGGAGTGCATTAAATATCCGATGGTAGACTCAACAGAACGCTGTCTGTCTGGAGTATCGCCAGCAATATTATTTATGAACTTCTTGTACTCACAATCCTCATATTTTGATAACGTAAAGATACGTTGGATCTTTTGCTTTTCCCACACATAACCAGATAAGTCCTTGTAGTCTATCATCTCAATATGTGACCTTGATACACGTACAGCACAGTTTAAATAATACAAGTATGCCGTATCTGCTGTATCTTTTATGAAGTCAGCGTCTATCTTTGAAACGTAATTTAGAAATGTCTCTTGAAAGAACTTCGTGTTTATAGCAAAGAAATTGTAAACCGACATGTCTTCACGCTCGTGTAGATATTTTAAAACAAAGTCTTTTATTACGTCCTCGTTTACATCACTGATGGTATTGTTTACAACTCTGACAAAAACAAAATTTATAGAAGTTGGAGGGTAATACTTGTAGAATCCACTTCTTTCTAAAAAATTCCTAAACAAATGAGGGACTAAATCAATCTTGCCCTTGCTACTCTTTGTCCAGAAGTCCTCGTCTGTGGATGGGACCTCCTCTATGTTATACTTTTTTGCCACTTGATCGATTGGAACACCCATCTTTATATCGTTCCTTATAGAGGTCTCCTTATCTTTGTCTTCAAAGTACTTAGTGTTGAAAAGGTTAGTGTTCTTGTATGCACTATAAATAATGGTAGGTATTTCGCTTGACATAGAGCCATCCGAATCGTGATTATTAAGCACAGAAAATGCATCCTCCTTGGTTATACCATACTCGTTCAGTGCCGATGCCAATATAAACAAGTTGTTGTTGCGTTGGCCAGCGACCATGCCGTGGTTCTTTGTCCACCATAGATTAAGTCTACGAACTATCTCTTGATGGTCCTCAACAACAAACATAATAGGCTTACTTTCTACTGGCCTATTAACGTCAACCTCCATCTGAGTCCATGTTGTTGATAACTCGTTTACGTATATCTCTGGGTCATATGACTCATAACAGACCCTAGATATGTTTCTTGATGTTGTGTCAAATTGTGAGATGTTGTAATGAGTCTTTAGTGCGTTGAAGTATTTCTTGTGATGCATAGGGTCTTTTGGTATCCTTACGAGAACCTTTAGCCCATCACCAGATGGTGATAAGAAACACGAATAGGTGTATTCATCTTTCTCTATATTCTTACGAAATTCGGATAGATGTGCATCATTATCAAAACCATCGAAGTCTATACATATGAGTCCACTGTGGTTTATGCAAGCCGTATCTGCACGTTTGGAGAACTGACCAGAGAAACATATTGCTGGAAGTAATTTCTTCTTATCGTTTCTTTTATTCTTGTCTGTCTCTGATCGAACGTCCGTTACCAAATGCATAGACTTGCCGTCTCTTATCCTTGATATAGCTACCGTAACGTCTACGTGGTAGGGTGATGATGTGTCGTTGATTGATTTAAAGTATGTTATCATATTCCTTTATGTCGTTTAAAAGTAATTGGTCATTAACTGATACTAGGTACTCGTACTTGTTTATCCAATAGTGGACCGCACTATGGTCCCGATTGAATAAATGACCTATCTCTTTTAATGTAAGACCTGCCTTTCTCAACTGAACATAAAGGTGTGCCCTCTTGTGAACGAGATGCTGTTTTCTTGATGGAGAATTTAAACTGTCTCTATCAATTATCGATTGGATTATTGTTTTCATGTCTGTATTTAATTTCTTTTTTTAATAATTCTAGGTGCCATTCTGCACCACCATATTCAAGTATCGCACTGATGTGGTCGTCTGTTAGATGTGCAACTGGTATCCATATCAAAGGTTGCTTGCCATCTATTCCTCGACTGCCTCTTGTTGCGAACTGCCGAACAATCTCAAAGTCATCATCGTCATTTATTACATATGAGTGTAACTTAGTCATGTCTTTTGCACCGTACCTTTGATAGTATGAACCGCCATCTACGAATGCTTCGTTTGGACATCCACACTTCTTAAAGTCATGGGCGTGTCGGCTTACTAGTGTTTCCAAACACTGTAAACACGTTGCTGAGTTATATACAATCGCCATTTTCTAGTTCTTCTTTTATGTCTAAATAATAATCTATATACAATAAGCTACACACACTGGACATAAGATCGACCGATTCAATGGCCGACCGTCTGGCATATTCTGGACTCATGTCGTGACTTATATTTAAAAATCTTTCGTATATCTTTTTTGCTTCTTCTTTTGCTGTCATGTTAGTTATTTTTTAAGTTAAGTTGTTCTATTTGCTTTGCACGTTGTACTAAGTATTCTAAGTGTTCAACGCTTATATCTATAATTACATAACCATCCCTATCGTAGGTTTGATTCTCAAGTAATTTTTCTGCTAAGTATTCTACTGCTGAATTATCCATGATGCTACATTTAAAATTAAAGCTATTGTATATATTATTATTGTTATTATGCACACTCTTAGTGCGATATCGTGAAACTTCATAGTATGCTTTTTATTTTCTCAAGATATAACGCCAGATCTATAGCCTCTTGTTTGGCATGCTCTACCAATTCCTTTATAGTTAAGTCATTACGATCTGTAGCCATCCCAACGGCAGATCGATCTCTTAACTGATTGACCAACGACTCGACAATGCTATCTGACTTTATAAATTCAGAGTTGTTGTACCATCTGGTTGTCTGTTGTCCAAGCTGATTTATACCTGTTAGCCAACATCCGTGGTCTTTAGCTTCCTCAACGCTAACCACCTCATACTTGTCAAAGTATCGTTTATCATCAGATAAACTGATGATGTAGACTTTTTCTCCTTGTTTATACATGTTTTTTGATTTAAAAAAAAAAGACAGACTGACCACAATCATCTGCCTAGAGTTTTTACCTAAGTGGAGGCTAACCACAGAACCCTAACTGTAACCATAAAAAAATGTCTTGGTAATCAAAGGGGGAGTCGAACCCCCTATGATAAAATTTAGAAGGGTAAACTGTCCTCTTCTTTTTTTGATTCTTGTTTTGGAGCCTCTTGACCTCCCTCAATCTTCCATCCTTGTAAGGTGTTGAAGTACTTAACGTCACCTGTTGGTGATGTCCACTCACGACCTCTCAGATTGAAAGACAGCTCGATCTCTTGACCTTCTATCACATTGTCAAGTAAACTGGTCTTGTCTTGTGTAAACTCAAAGCTAACGTACTGAGGATACTTGTCATCGCTGTTGTCAACCATAACCAACTCCCTCTTCGAGAACTTCTCACTCACAATAATCGTCTGTCCAACCTTGTGGACAAACCCCTTCATTTTAAAACTACTCATAATTTATTTGATTTAATTAATAATTTTAACAGAGCCACTATCTCTGCCCTCTTCCTCACCGTAGTTAAGACCACACTCTGATCAGGCCCAACTTCCTCCATGTCTTGATTTACGAATATCACAGCCTCTTTTACCTGCAAGTCTATAGTTATGCTTAGTGTGTCCTCGTACTTAAATTCATATTGGTCGATTAAGCTCTCAACGAAGCCCTGCTCTAGTAACCATTCTCTTGTTATGTCCATCTTTGTCTGTATTTATTTGCGTAATCAATAGCTATGTCTAGACGCTTGTCTATCTTTTTTATGTCATCGTCAGTCAAAACAACTGGCACGATTACCTGTCTCATGTTGTCAGGAAGGTCGTCCATGTAGTGCAAGCTGTCGCTATCACTCTCTGGTATCAACTCCTCTGGGGTGTTGACCAACATATATGCAATGCGTCCTTGACTCCATTTCACTCCAGTAGTCTTTGTCAACATAAATAAGTAAAGTTTTACCTGCCACTCGTACTGTGAGTTACGTGCCTTCTCCAATGTCTTAGGAAAGGTCTTCTTCGACCAAGGGGACTTTATATCTATGACGACATTTGTCTTGTCATTAGCAATGTCTGGATGCCCAGTAAGTATGCCCTTGTAAGATAGACTTATTTCAGACTTGGTGTAGTTGGTGAAGTTTAGCCTATTGTAAAGCTCTATGGAATCATTTTCTACCATTATACCCTTTGTGGTCTCCCGACTACTGAACGATGGCTTGTATCCCCACAACTCCTCCTCAACAGCCTCCTCTATGAGGGTCTTGGCTCCAGTAGACAGCTCGTATGGAGCGTCACGCTTTGCTATCAACTCGTCACGAAGTGTTGCCTGCTTGTCAGTTAACTTTATCTTGTCAAGTAAGCCATCAAGTGTCTCTTGCTGTTTGGCTGTAAGCCCAGCATCCCCTAAGAATAGGGGGTATGCTGATGAACACCTAAACATCTTGAAATGATTTTAATTGGTCAGATGTTAGGCTGTACTGCTTCTGTATCTTCTCAATGGTAGTCGTTCCAGACTTGACAGCGTTTACAGCACTATCAAGCTTTTCGTCTGGCAGTTGAGGTAACTCCTTTTTAGGTAATGGACGAGTGCTGAATCTAAGTGCATCGACCATGCCTTGAGGACTCTTTACCTTCTCAGTGCCTAAGACTATCTGCTTGCCAAGGTAGTCGTTGTGATCGAATGAGTTGAAGAATGTCTCAAGCCTCTTGAAGTTAGATCGGTTGCAAACCATTGGCTTGTCAAACTCTTTTAACTTTGCGAAGACCTTGTCCTCCCTACCCATCTCACCAACAAAAGTGTCTTGGAATATGCGTTCGATTGTTACTAATTTCGGCTCGTAATTGCCGTTGACCTCTAAGTCCCACGCTCCGAGGTACTTGTTGTCTTTCATTAAATTTCTCCAGTGTGCCATAATTTTATACAAATTTATTTAACTTTTCTTTATAATCCAACAGTTTGTCAGTATTTTTTTTTATTCTTTGATCAATTGACTCCTTGTCATCAGAATATCGCATGCAGTGATGTAGCCAGTCAATACGCTCCTCTATAGTGTCTATGTTTACCTTTAGACAGCCAACATACCAACCGTGATTAGTGAAGTAAGTCCCTTGTGTATCGTTAATGAGTCTGTACTTCTCGCTGTTTGTCATGGTGTCGTGTATGACGATGCGACCATCTGACTCGTAACGCTCTATCTTTACACCCATGTCAAGATACCATCTTGTCGTTGGGTTGTCTTCGTCTCCTGTCCAAAATAGGGAGACGGTTTTCTCTAGTTCTTCCCAAGCCTTAATCATGGTAGGTATCCGTAGTTTAGTCCATCAACACTAAAGTAAAAGGTCTCCTCTCGTCTGTGTTCGAATAGGTAGATGTCGTAGTTACCCTCCTCGTTCTCCACAACAGCCATAGTTTTAACCTTAGTTGATGTCTCCCAACTACGGAAGAAAGGAACTGGACTCTTAGAGTTGAATATCATCGTGTCCAAGATGTAGTTGTTGTTGGTTAGAACGATGGTAACCATTGTTCGTATTATTCTTCTTGAATGATTCTTTAGAACACGAGTGTGTTCGTTAACCTTCTTGAAGTTCTTTTTGTTTGCTATCCATTGTGCATCAGCAACAAATGGAGCGGTCATCATAGCGACCGTTAAAATAATCGATTTATACATAAGATTGAAATTATTAGTAAAACAAATGATGCAGAAAATAGTACTGCTAAGAATAGAATTAATTTGATGGCATTTCCCATATGTTTATATTTATTTGGACAACTGATTCCTCGTATTTTATTATGGTCACTCCAAGCATAGATGACAGTATATCTATCGTCTCGTCTATGTCGTTTGTCGTTACCCTTATAACGTCATCGTTGTCGGTTGTTACGTTATATGTTTTCATTTTTTGCTTTTAGTATTTGCATGTATAACTCCCAATTGAAGTTAGTCCACCATCGATAGTTTTTCATCTTTTATTTTTTTAATTGTTGCACATATTTCATAGTACTCTAAATCCATAGCACAATCAGACAACTCATCAAGCATATTAACGAAGCTATCGTGTTGGCTTTTTTTGTACGTGGAAATAAGTATATTAAACCTATCCTCGTAGGTCATGTCTTTTAAACTCTCCATAGTCTTTACGAAAAGTTCTTTGAAAATTTGTTGTATCATAGTATGTTAGTAAATTTAATTATTATTTCGTCAGTCAATCGGGTTTGTGTTGACTTTTGGGGTTTTGTGTTGACTTTATTACGACTTTGTGTTAACTTTTTCTAGTATCTATAAAGGAAGTGTTAACTTTACAACTTTTTTCTAATTTTCAAGAAATATATATAAATAACTTTATAGTAGTAGTATATAAAAATATTTCACCACTATGGTGGAAAAGTCGTAAAGTTAACACAAAAATGGTTAAGTGATTGATATTGCGTTAGTTAGGTCTAAAAAAGTCGACACAAAGTTAACACAAAGTCAACACAGGTTAACACAAACCATTTATAACACTCTCTATGTAGCTGATTCTCTGAGTCATAGTGCCAGTTAATTGAAGCGTTGGTAGAGAAGTCACAATCATCGTTGAGGTGTCTACCATAGGATGCTCGTTAGTCATCGCATGACGTAGTGCCGAACGCTTGTCTTTGTGGCATGTTAATACGGATAGCTTTAGTACCTCCCCATCGAAATCACCGAACATCATGTCGGCTGTCATTCCGTTCTGTCGGACGAATGCCCGAACACTTGCCTCAATGTCCTCGAGAGATAGGCAGATGTAATTGTTCGTCCGATCAAGCGTGGTGTATCTTGATGTGTAGTTTAACGATGCCGTAGCCTTCTTGTCATCATTGACGGACTGGCTGAATTTAATTAAGTTTATCATGTATTCTGCGTATTTGGTTAGTAATGTGTCTATTCCCTTTCCGTTGGTGACGTGTGTGCCACAGGTCTTTTGGATGAATTGTCTTGGTGTCATTTGTTACATTTCAATTCCATACTCTATTGCTCTCATTTCATCTATGTCGCCATCATTGGTTAGTATCCCGACCTCAATTAATCGGGATGCCATCCGTCCGTAATGACCTTGTAACGACCATGCGTTACCATTTTTTACAAGTTCAGCGAACATGTATACCATACCTGCACCATCAAGCATTCCGCTCTCGTATGCGATTATTCTGTCAATATTGTCCATAGGTTCTAGGTTTTTATTGGTTAATAAATTTATCTGTGTACTCTCTATCTGATATAGCCTTGTAGTTATCTGTATCGAATGGGTTTTTTACTACGTTTCTAAAATACCTACCATTAGGCATTCTGTACTCTATGACATATCCGTGTTTAGGGGAATAGTCTACAAAGTATCCATCTCTATACGCTTGATTTCTGAACACCTGCACCTCGTCATTTTGTACAAGTAGCTGAACCTCTCTAAGAATGAAGTCTACGAGGATTGTCTCGTGCTCCAGCACACACTCTAAGGTAATATGGTTGCCGATTATCTCGTGCACCTTGTGGTCACGTCCTTTCATGTCTCTGTGGTTTACATTTACGATTGCTCTCATGGTTTCTATGGTTTTAAAGTTAGTATATAGGGTATATGTCTTCCCATCCGTCACATGCATCTTCATTATAATGCCTTTCATTTGGTGGTTCATCATCGTGCTGTTCTATAATCCAATCTGATTCGGGGAAGTCATTAGCATGTTTATCACGCATTGATTCCGCTTCTTCTATCGTTAGCCATTCCGTGTGAGTATTGAAATATCCCATTCCATCACTCTCAAGTAGTTTATACATGTCCATAGTTTTAAAGTTCATATTCATTTCCATCCTCGTCATAGTATACGTCATCATCTATCTCTTCCCACTCCGTGTAGTAGTACAACTCCTCATCGTAGTAGTGATTTAACATTAATTTGTCTGATTCAAAGTTTAGGCTTTCTTGTTCAGCAACACCCTTCAACCATTTGATTAAGTGTTGCTCCTCAGAGAAATATAATTCTCCATCACCAACAACATATCCCTCGTTCATACCACGACCTGTAGCATCACAACGTCTTGCAAATTTTTCCATAAGTTCTAAGTTTTTTATTGGTTATTAAATTGTTCGTTAGTTCCCTTATCGTGTATTATTGTTCGTAGTTCAAGGAAGTAGTTTATGTCATAGTCATTTGCTGTCATAAGCAATTGCTTGAGCATTTGGTCTTCC